CCAGAGATAGTAAAAGAATTAAAATATATTCCAGTCATAGGTAACTTTACAGCTTTTCCTGCTGAGATTATAAGAAATACAGTTAACACTATGTCTAGAGGTATAAAAGAACTTACGAGTAATAGTGCTGAATTACAGAAAGTAGGTGCTAGAAGAATAGCTGGCGGTATGACAGCTACTGTTGGTATACCTGCTGGTTTGACAGCTACAGCATTATCTTTAACCGGGGCTGAACAAGAACAAGTAGATGCTTACAAAAGATCCTTTGCTGCCCCTTGGGAAAAAACAGCTACATTAATTCCTACTGGCACTGATTCTGCTGGCAATATCACAGGCTTTTATAATTTTAGTTACACCAATCCATATGATTTCTTACAACGGCCTGTTAAAGCTATATTTAATGCTGTTGCTGAAGGTGAAAGAAACGAAGCAAACTTAATGAGAATACTCAGTGACTCATCTTTTGGAATGGTTGGTGAAATAATTGATCCTTTTGTGTCTCCAAGTTTAGGAGCAGCATCTGTTTATGAGGCAACTGTAGGTAAGACAGCCACTGGTAGACTTATTTATAATGAATCAGATCCACTTGGAGAAAAGGTTGCCAAAGGTATGCTTCATTCTTTTAATGCAGTAGCTCCAACCCTTACGCCTGTAACGTTTGAGACTGACGCAGATGGTGTGCAAATTGTGCCTAAAGATTTTATTACATCAGTTGCTTCATTAGGCACAGGAACAAAAGGCGTTATAAGCCCTAAAGGTAAACCAATTGATGTTGCAGAAACATTGGTATCTGCTTTTTCTGGAATAAAAGTAACTAAACCACAAATTGATAGATCTCTTTACTATAAAGCGGCTGAAGCTAAACGAGCAATTAGAGAAACAACCAACGAATACAACAGGCTTTTAAGATCAAGCAACAAAAGAGAAGCAGATGAATTTATTCAAGGTTACATCAACACTAATGAAGCTAGATATAGTTCTTTAAGAACTTTATATACAGCGATTGAAGATGCCAGAAAGCTTGGCTTAAAAACTTATGAGATAGATGAACAGTTAAAAGTAGCTAGAGTAGCTAATAGAGATATGGTGATGGCAGGGATATTTAAGCCAATAGAAGTCAGTGATGATGTTCTTAGACTTGCTGTACCCAAACATGTAAGCAGTCCCCATGATGTAGCTGCCTCCGTAGATACACTCTACCTCCATCTTATGTGGCTTGCGCTCATAGATGCTACCCTGTGGCTCCTTGTATTCGAAGCCTTTGTAGAAGAAGTTTGTGTTACCGTGTCTGCTTTCTTTTTCTTCAAAATAGATGCAGTCCACTGCCTTGAACTCAAAATCGAGGACCTCTACTGTATACTGATCGTACTCGTAGACATACCGCCCAGAGCGCTCATCAAAGCGACTCTTGTTGTACGCAGAGTACTTGTTTCCGTTGCTGCTCCTTACGGCCAAAGCAATCTTCTCGTAGCTCTCTTCGTCGAAGGAGTCGCCAGCCAATCGCTTGAGCTCACCTATCGTAATCTTCTTCGTATGACCCGCATACACCAGGTCGTTCATGCCTGGGTCCTCTGTATAGCTATGGACGAAGTTGATGGGGTCTACATACTCTGTAGAGATGCCGTAGTTGGGATCGTTGGACCTCTTTACAACAGATGTCCCAAGTGTTACAAGGTCGTTGACAGCTCTTCTAAATACGGCTTGGTCGAAGTCGTTCCAGCGGAGGGTCATCTCTGTGCCTATCTGAGCAGAGATCTCAGCATCAGTTTTGATGTTAGTATCCATCATGATTTCAGCCTCCTCTGGAGTATCTGGAATCTCTTCGGGGTCCATGTCCAGGACTACGCCTGTCTGCTCCTTCAGGGCTGCAAGTTGCTCCTTGGCCTCCACCTGAAGTCTAATCTTCTTTTTCTTTTCGTTCTTTTCGGAAGAAGACAAAGGGTCAACAGCCTCAAGGTTGGGGTATAGATTCCTAGATAGAATCTTGTTTACCACAACACGAACAAACTTAGGGAGGATGGGTACTGGAGTGTAGTCCAGATTCAACAAACTGCCGTCACCGTCATTGGGATCCAAAGACCTCAGGAGCTTCTTATAGATGCTTGTGTCTTGCACTCCATTAGAATAGTCTCTATTCTTTTGGAACATCTTGTTTCTTCTACCAAAAAGGCTAGACGTCTCACTGTTCTTACCCCACTGCCTTTCAATAGCTTTTGCATACTTGAGACCGTAAGACTGAGTTGACTTTTCTTCCGCACTAGCTAGAGGATCTGGGAATCCAAATCCCTCTTCTTTCTGGTTGTAAATGCTCATTTCTAGTATGCAGAGTTATTTTGCAAATATAACAAACTAGCCCCTTACCTTATATCGCCTGAAAAACGTCTTCTCAGAGAACTCAGCTTTAGGCTTTACTTTGGCTTTTTGAGCAGCTAAAAGCGCAAGTCCAGAACTGATGGTAAGGTCAAACTTTGTTCGCTTATCTATCTTGTATCCAATCCAATCCTCAAGGGTTCGGTTAAAATACATCTTTCCTATTTCACCAGTTTCGTAGTTGACACCTACGTGGTCGTGTATGTAAGCCTCGATTGCTTGAGCGTGAGAGTGGATGACGTCTTGAGAGTTTGAGGGTATGCCTTTGGTCTTAACCTTTATGTTTGCCGAATTGGGGTTTAAGTGCCTAGGCCTCTCAAGTAGATAGCCATCGTAACCCCTTGATTCAAAGTATCTTGCGATGCCGTACTTATTGTTTTCAATTAACAGTGGATACCCGTAAAAGAAAGCGGCCATCAGACAGTCTTCGTAAAAAATCTTTGCAAGGTCTGGCCTAGAGGCATACTCAACGACAAACATGTTGCTTGGTCTATCTAAAGAAAACTTGTTGTAAAGGTGCAAGGCTCCTTTAGACCCCCTACCATCGACGGTGGCGTCAAGGTCGTAAGAGTCAACACCACCGCATCCAAAGGCTTCGAACGGAGCCACCCTCTTAGAGCGCTCCACCTTCTTTACGTTTCTTTGAGAAGTATCTGGCATCCAAGCCACCCTAAACCTGCCGTTAGGGTCTGGAGAGAACACAACCTCCTCATCTATTGTCTTCCACACGAAGTTGCCCCTGACAACGGGGCTGGGGAATAGGTCGTCATTGTGCTCTATCTGCTGATAGATTTTACCCACGTTGAATATGCTACCATCAATACTGTCTCTAAAGGCTTCATCTTCGGTAAACGGAAACTGACGTGTAACCTCATTGAGCTCTGAAGGGTTGGCCTTGAAGGCCTCTCTTTCATTCTTGAGATACTCTTTAGATCCAATCTCAATGACCTCACCATCTATTCCGTCGACAGGGGACTCGGGCTTCGTCTCTACAGCTCTGCCATGCTTGTCAAAAAATCCCTCTAGTGCCTCTTGGGCGGGTATAAAGAGCCTGTATAGACCAGACCTAGTTCTCCCATTCGCGTTCCTCTGATTCGGATCTGAATCCTCCCATAGCTCCTTGTATTCTTTTCCGCCCTTGTTCATTGGATTTACCGTGCTTCCCACCAGGGCCTTTCCGACGACTCTTCGCCCTACGATCAAACACGTCCGTTGAATCCTCCAGGCGTCCCTTATGTCTGTAGGTTTTTCCCATTTTCCTGCCTCGTCTAAATACAACAAGTGAAGCTTCTCACCGTCGTATGCGTTATTGGTAGTATTCTTCCAGTTGACAACCGTATTAAGGGCCTCCCCTTTTTGAGCGGTCTTGTTCTTTTTCGTTATTCTCTTGCTGGGCTCTCTAAAAGCCAGCTCCATACGAGGGTTTGTAGTACCGTCTTGTATGGGCTTGAAGAAGAAAGGGTAGTGCCTAAACATGTACACCACCTTCTTCATGAAGATGTTCTCTTGCGCGTCTTTACCAGTCTTAGACTGAATACCAAGAAGCTTATCCTTGACTTGTGTGGCTTCGTCCAAAAGAACAGCGGAGCAGATATTTGTATACCCGCTCCGCCTACACTTAGTGTACAGCTGCCCTATGCAGCGAGAATCCGCCTC